CTTGGGACGGAGTCACCTTTTTGAAGCGTGGCTTCAGGTTCGATGAGGACACCGGCTGTGTCATGGGGCCGCTCGACATGGATTCCATCTACAAGAGTTTCCACATTTGGCCTGTGAAGTTGTCCACCAGCCCGCAAGTGCACGCTGCCCAGATTTTCTCAGGAGCTTTGCGCGAGCTGTGCCAGCATGGGCGTGCGGTGTACGATGCCAGGGCGCCTGGCATTGTGCGTGCTGCCAAGCGCTTTGGCTCTTTTGAGTACATGGGCATGGACGACACCAGCTACGAGAGCCAGTTGGCCACTTGGGCTGGTAAGGAGCTCCGCATGGCGGGTACCTTTGCCCAGGCCACTGCACCCCCCTCAGAGTAGGGGGGGTTACGCGCTTTGTGAGCGCGTTACAAATACACATGCGCTTTGTGAGCGTAGTTAAATACACTTGTGTCCTTTAGGCATTGGGTGCGCTTTGTGGTTGAGTTCTTTGACTGGATTCCTGCGAGCGCATCCTTTGCAAATTGGATGACAGATGGGATGGTCCACTTACGTGCGCCTCGGGGGCGCGATAACAAATACAGAGCGTTTAGTGCACGCTGACAAAAGCATAGGCGCTTCGGTTGCCGCAGCCTTTAGGATATGGCTCGTTGAAATCCTCCTTCTACTTTGGATACCGTCCCTTGTGTGTTTTGAGAACGACCGGGTGGGATTAGGCTTAGTAGATTGTGTACTGGTCCCTTGTGGCCGACCCCTATTTAGGGGGGGTATTTGTACTTACCGTAGTTTTCAAACCTTGTAGAGATATTGATCCTTTTCCTACATTGTACACCGGATTGCTACCATTCAACTTTCTAGTGCCACGCAGGGGCCTATACCTGTAATTACCAAGCAGGAGAACGTGCAAATGAAGGACGCGGAGATGGGCATGCAAGTGTCTCTTCCGTATGCTCCCGATACTACGCGCGACTCGCTGTTTCAGGACGTTGACACGTCCTTAGCTCGGTTTTTCGAGCGTCCGGTTGTCACCCGGAACTACACTTGGACTCCAAACCAGGTGGGTGCTTTCACGGCAATCTTCAACCCGTGGACTGACTTCTTTTCCAATTCTAGGGTTATTA